AATTAATTGAATATTTTGTAGCTAATATCGGGTATGGAAATAAGAATGTTATATATTCTTCAGAATCAGACGAGTATTACGATACGTGGTTAAAGCGTAAAGAATCTCGTAGTTATATGTTTAATCAGCAATTGCAATTTCTTAAATCACACTTAGAAGATAATAACTTAATATTCGAAAATCTATTTGATATACACAACAACATTCCAGAACTTTTAAAGTTATACGTTGGTGGTTATATACATTTAGAAACTATGGTTATTATTAATGAATTTGAAAACTTTCTTCCAAAATGGAAGCCATTAGTTATGCTTTGGGGAGACCAACTACGAATACTCAATAAGATAAAAAAATTTGTTAAATACGATAAGAATAAGTTACAATTAACATATCTAAACTTCAAGAAGGAATGTTTAGGGAATTGAAATGGGCCGCACAATTTTTAAGTATCGCGACGACGACGATTCACGTCGGAAGTCAACAAAAAGCGCAAAACATTCTAGAAACACTCCGGGGCAAGGAATGCGCTATATAAATAATTGGTCTGAAGAAGATGACGATTGGGTTAACCAATTAGATGACGACGAAGACAATACTCCGCAAATACTCCGCAAATAATACGTAAAGGAAAATACGATGGACATTAATACACTCCGCAAAATGCGAAATCAAGACTTCGGCAAGATCTCTTCCGAATTCGAAAAGATTGCTAATCCGCAATCTGAAAGTAAATCCTACCAAGATGATCGCTTTTGGAAGCTAGAAGCTGACAAAACTGGTAATGGTACGGCAACTATTCGGTTCCTCCCACGAGCAGAAGGTGATGAACTACCTTGGGTTAAGATTTTCTCCCACGGTTTTCAAGGTCCTACTGGAAAGTGGTATATCGAAAATTCTCTAACTACGATTGGTGAAAACGATCCAGTCGGTGAATTGAATTCTCGTTTATGGAATACTGGCTCTGATGCAGATAAAGAAACTGCACGTAAGCAAAAGCGTAAGCTTTCTCATATCGCAAACGTTCTTATCGTTTCTGATCCTAAGCATCCAGAAAACGAAGGTCAAGTTAAACTATTTAAGTTTGGCAAGAAGATCTTTGACAAAATTATGGATAAAGCTCGTCCTACTTTTGATGATGAAACTCCAGTAAATGTATTTGATTTCTGGGAAGGTGCTGATTTTAAATTGCGCCAGCGCAAAGTTGAAGGTTATCCAAACTATGATCAGTCTACATTCGCAGAACCTAAGGCTATCTCTACTGACGAACAGGAAATCTTAGATATTGCAAATAAGCAATATAAACTTAGTGAGTTTGCAGATCGTAAGAACTTTAAAACTTACGAAGAGCTTTCTCGCAAGTTAGCTAGTGTATTAGCTGGTGGAGATTCTGGATCAATGCCTTCAGCTGCAGCGATAGCAGAAGATGGTGAAGATAAGCAGCGCCAAGTTAAGGCTACTGTACAGAAAAGCAAAGTTGCAATTGCTTCATCTGATGATGATGAAGAAGCGATGAGTTTCTTTAAGAAGATTGCACAGGAAGAATAAGATCCCATGCAAGTGCGAAGGGGATCTTAGGATCCCCTTTTTTATTGGAGAAGAGTATGAAAGAAGATGGTGTGGCAATACTTTATAAAGTACTAAAGGATGATTCTTCAGTCGGTAGTTTTAAAGTATTGTCTCTCGGTATAGAAGAAATAAAAAGATATTGCAATGCTAATGGCTACGATATTTCACGTTATAAGATTATACTACAATCTACAGGTGACGTTGTATGGCATGGAAAACTAGAAGATTAATAAACTGCTCTAGATCTAAAATATCTATCAAGTGAAGATTCACTGTTTCTTATAGGTGCTTGAATCTTCGCTACTTGAGTTTGATTCATATTATTAGTTGTTGAAGGTGCTATTATCGATGACGAAGAAACCCTAGTATTAGCACTTTCTTTTGCAACAGCAAGATCTGAAGAAGATTTTGTTACTTGTTGAGCTGATGGCATAGCAGAAGGCGCACCAGTTGATGCAGGCGATGGAGCTATATTAGCTTTTGTGCTTGTAGTAGGAGATGTGCCATCAGCATTTGTAGCTGGAACAACATTAGCATTATTCGAAGAGTTAGCAGTAGGTTTTGCAGCATCTCCTGCAGGGGGCGCTGCAGGCGCAGGAGTTGAACTATCTTGCTTAGCACTGTCAGAACCACCAAAGGGTTTCCATGGACCTGCTTTAATAGGACCACCAAGTGCTTTTGGTAAATCAATAGAAATTCCAGGAATAGTAATATTTCTAATAGTATTAAATATTCCAACTAGCCAGTCTTTGATACCAGTAACAATTCCTACTACATTGTCGATAAGTTTAGTAAACATTTTCTCAAAGCTAAATGAATCTAAAACTTCTTTAGCTTTATCAAATCCAAATATGCCTAAAACATATGATATAGCATCTTTTAGCATATCTAAAGGTCCAAAGATAAGCGAATTAAAGAATCCCTTTATTGCTCCAGCAATTGCTCCAACAATCCCGCCTTCTTCGTATCCTGCCATAGCTCCTTTAACTGTGTCCCAAAGAGTTAATATTATTGTGAGTGGGAGGAAAATTTTACTTACTGCTTTTGCAACTGTTCCAATAAGACTAGAAAATTTTCCAAGCGATGATCCAATCTTGCCAAACAGATCTGTTATAAATCCAAATTTTGACCCTGCAACCGTAAAAAAATCTTTTACAACTACAAACGCTTCTACGAATGGAGCCATGATTTTTGAAATAGTGCTAGTTACTGAAGATAAAAACTTACCAATCTTTGAATCGCTACTAGCAATGCTAAATGTAGTTTTAACTGCGTCAATGATATTATCAAATATTTTTATAACACCTGAAAATTTTTCCGATATCGCAGCTTTCACTAAATCAAATGTCATTGACACTCCAACTAGAAAACCAGCTAAACCCTTTTGAATTTTTGCGATTAGTCCACCGCCACCAAGAAGTTCAAAGAAGTATTTTATTGCTTTTAATTGTCCAGAAATAACTCCTACAATAGAACCTATTACTACGGCCAATGCAGTAAGCCATCCGCCTAAACCCATTCCGCCTTTATCTCCCGCAGGTTTACTGCCGCCTCCAATATCTCCACGAGTATTTAATTCTATTCTTTCTAAAATCGCCATCTGCTTATTAAAGGCCATATCGCCTTCATTCTTACTTTCTTTGCTGCTTGCTACGAGCGCAGTAGAAGTGTTTGAATTAAGAACAGGAGAACCCGATGGATTCGATTGAATAGTAGGAGACGAACTCTTCAAACTATCTGCTATAGATTGCATAGAAGAAAACATGCTAGTCAAAGTTTGATTACTATTTTCACTAGCGATAGTAAGTTCTTTAAGTCTATCTGCAGACAAATCTGCATAATCAAGCATAGTCTTTAAAGTCTCACTTGTATTAACACTAGAAATAAGAAGTTCTTTAAATGTTCCAGCTGGAGGACCGTTGCTTACTAGATTATTTTGAATAGACGATAAATGTTCATTAGAAAGTTGTTGCAATTGCAAGAGTTGAGCAAACCCTTCATTTGTAGCTGAAGTGTTTTGTCTTATACTCGAATTAACAGAGCTATTACCAGTTCTATTTGCCATTTATGTCTACCTATTTTTCTGAGATTCTAATCGTTGTTTTTCTTCTTCTAAATACTCTATAAGCATGGCCACGTAAATTTCACGTTCAAAGGGAAGCATTTCCTCAATTTCCCTTAGACTATACTTATGGTACTGCATAAGTGCAAAATTCATTTTATAGAAGTTATGCAGACTTTCATGATATAAGCATATTAAAAAAAACTATCGAGCCCTCTTATGTATTTTTCGTGATCTTTGCTACACACTGGGCATTTGTATTTTACTAATTCTTCTAATTTTGGCATCGTATCAAAGAATTGCTGAATCTTTGCAAATTGATCTTGTGTTAAATTGTTTACAAACTCGTTAACTTCTTCTGGTGTTTGATCTTTTGCTTTAAAAATTTCTTGGCCGTTATATACTGCATCTATGCAGGTGCATATAATATTGAAAACAGTATCTATGTCTTTACCGTCTAAACTTTCAATTTTGTTTATAACATCAAGAGTAGGATACTTCATCATTACGCCAACATCATCAAATAATGGTATTGTCTTATTATGATTTTCTGGAATAGTTACTTGCAGTTTTGTTAAATCAATCGTGTATTGAACTTGAGCTTTATCATCTGTGCATGTATCGCACTTTAAAACAATATCAACTTTTTCGCCTACAGATTTAGCACGAAGTTGAGTAAAGATATACTCAATATCAAATAGCGCTAATTCATCAGCTCTAATCTGTTCAGTTATACAAGATTGTATAACAGATTTTAGTGTTGATATCATCGTATCTGAATTTTCGCTATGCTGAGCGATCATTAACGCTTTTTCTTCTTTAACCAAAAATGGTCTGAATGTTACAGACTTCTTTGACGAAGGAATCGTTAATTTATATTTCGGGGAACTTGCTATTGGTAAAGACATATTATTTTCCTTTTCTCAAATCATTAAGCATTTTACTAAGATCGCTGGTACTACCAACAAATATAGCATTATTTGTTACGGCTGTTTCTTTTTTATTTGGAGCATCTATCGTTTGTTTTTTCTTATGTAAATCAAGTAACTGAGCATTTACATCCGACAAATGTTTTACTAATCCACCTACAACTTCAAATGCGCGCGGGTGCTCACTTTGTTTAGCTACTTCAAGAGCGTGAGTTAATGCGTCATTACCTTGCTCTATTATCTTGCGTATATTAATTCTAGTCGTATTAAAATCATCTTGTAAGTTTTCGTTTTCTGACGTAGACTGAAGTGCTGGTAAAACTTCTTGCTTTTCATGTATTAGTGGAACATCGAAAATTTCACTTAGTTTATTATATGTCATTTAAAGACCACCTATAAATCCACTTAATTTACTTCCAAGCCCAGTTACTATACCCTGTCTTTCTATTCGACCAATTGATTTAGCAATAGAAAGACGATCATTTAAATTTTCTTGATATTGTTCAAAATTGTCATAATATAAAGACGGAACAGGCATTCCAACGCCAGAAGTTCCATTTAAGTAATTACCCATCTGCTGAGTTACATTGGTTTTAGTTACATCTTGTTTAAACATTGCAGATTCATCATTTTCTGGCGATATTCTTAAAATATTTACATGCCACTTATAATTAAAAGTGACTTGCAATTTCATAACATCTTTTGAATTATTGTCAAGTTGTACTGCACCTATTGTTTTGGGGTATGCTTCACGTAATAAAGATTGATATGTATCATTGTCTTTAGTATCTTGTGTTACAATCACTATATCTCTTATGTAATTGTCATAATAACCTACAAGACGAGTGCTAGAATCTATTATTTGGTTGCTCCATTCGTCAAAAAATTCTTTTACTTTCATTTCTCTATCTACTAAAAATGTAAGTTGAATTGATTCAAAAGTTCTATCATATACAACTTCACGTTGTTCGCCAAAAGATCTTGTTGGCTGAGATGCAAAATTTAAACCGGGAAGAACTGCTTGTTCACAAAACAATTCTACTAAGTTTTTATTTCGTGAATCTAAGCCATATCCAATAGCAACTGTAAAGCGATTTTGTCGCGCAAGACTTCTACTTTTTATATTAGAAATAAAATCGTTTAATGTACGTCCAGTTTGCATTACATTCCTCCAGTATCTTTCCACACCGAACTGGCAGATGCTTTTTTAAAGCTTTCTACCGGCATCATTAATGCCGTCGTCCAATCAGTTGGTGTTATTATTTTTAGTTGTGTGACAAGGTGATCAGACAAATAGCTTTTTACACATGGTTCTACAAGCCTATGTTTAGAGATACCTTGTAGTAATCCCCATGACATTTTTAAACGAGTAGTTTCATCTATGTTTTTAGTATTTTTAAATTTAAGAAGATTGTCTAAAAGAATTATTCTAAATCGATAAGATAAATAATGAAGGTTCAAGCCAATAAACCCATTTTCAGTTTTTCTAAACGGAAACACTAATGGAAACGAATCGTAATGTGGCAGCGTGTCTTTAGTTTTTGGGTCATAGAAAAACATATACATATTGCCAGGTTTTATAGTACCAGCAAAAGCTCCAGAATATTGATATACGCGCGTC